CATTGAAGCCGGAGATCATCACGTCAGAAATTTTGAGGTGAAACGCTATATTCAATCTATTCGCAAATCTACTGAGCTCAAAAGAGCAAAGAAATATCTTGGTATGATATCGACAAGAATCCCGGGTCGCTTAGCGCGTATCGTAAAAGATATTCGTATGATGATATCTCTTGCAGAAGATGGTGCGTAGGCCGCCCTGTAATATAGCTTGATAAGCATGAGGTTATTAAGTAATAATGCAATTACGTTTCAAGACGATAAAACTTGACGTCCAACAAATACGTTAGCTTGTTGTCCACGATGACTTCGATAAACAGTCGCAGAAGGTAAGATTTATGAGTGAAGAAGTTGGTGAAACTGAAGTTGTTGAAATTATTTCAGAAAATGACGCCGCTGAACTCGTAAGCCCTAGTCCCGAACCTGTTAAGAAGCTTTTTACGCAAGAAGAAGCGACAAAAGCGGTATTGAAGGAACGAGCTAGAGCATATGAAAAAGGTAAGCGAGACGCACTTATGGAATTAGAACAGCAGCAAGCAGCACCAGTAGAAAAGACAACAGCTGCCGTAGTTGATACGGTAAATCCTGAAGAGCTTCGGAAGTTAGCCGAGAATGCTGCGGAAAAGATGCTCGAAGAGCGGTCTAAAAAGCAGCAGGAAGCCGACTTACAAGCGCGCATTAATAATGCGCATACTCAGGTGCAAGCAAAATTAAATGAAGCAGCAGAGCGTCTGCCGGATTTACAGACGAACATTCGTCAGTTGGATCCAAAAGACCACGAAGCCGCTTCTGTCATAATGGTGCTTGCAAACGACATGGATAATGCCGCTGATGTCTTAGATAGCGTTTTCGGAGACGAGGACTTAACTGACCGCTTAGTGGGTTATGTTGAGCAAGGGAAATTCGAAAAGTTACAACGTGCTATCGTTAAGATTAACGACTCTGTCTCTGTGAAAGAGGAACGAAAATCTTCTGCTGAGCCACTTATCTCCGTAAGTCCTGCCAAGAGAGCCAAAATACAAAGCGGTGGCACTCAAAGCGTTTCGGAGTTACGCGGAAATCCAAAATTTAGGATGTAGCGAGCCCTTAACATTTGCTGTCACCGTTAAACAACGGAGACAAACATGACAGCATTAACCCCAGAAAATATTTTAAATACAGTGCGCACTTGGCAGTCTGCCGACTTAGCATTGTTACAAAATTCTTATTGCGCTTTAAGCATGACGAATAAAAAATTCAATAACTTTCAAAACTTCACCGCAAACTTAGGTGATACCGTAACTTATAATGCACCCTACCGTTTTCGTGCATACCCCGGTTTAGTAATTACTAAACAGCCAACCACACAACGCGTTGAAACAATTACCTGCGCACAAACCTACAACTCTGCGATTTCTTACACCTCGCAACAGTTGATGTTTAATGTTGACCAGTACTTAAATGAAATCGGCAAAAACGAAATCGCAGAATTAGGTGCAGTCGTTGAAACCGACTTATTATTAAATTTCATCGGACAAATGCAAGTTGAAGACACGCAAGCAGATAACTTCGGCACTGTTTATACAAACAACGGCGGCTTTAGATTCTGGGGCGACGGCGTTAACAGCTTGAATACATATCAGCAATTCCAACAAGGCGTTGAGAATTTCAAAAACTTTGGCGCAGCTTCGCAAAATATGCGTGTTGTATTCCCTAACACGGTTCAACCAGCAGTTATCGGTAACGGCTTAAATCAATTCGCCCCTACCCGTAACAACACAACGGCAATGAGCTGGGAAGTTGGTAGTTTCGGCGGCGTGGAATACTACACCAGTAACTTACTTCCAATTCACGTAGCGGGAACTATCGGTGATGCTTCTACAGCTGGAAATAACTTGTTAACTGTTGTTTCAACTAATGATCCAACCGGTCAAAATGTAACTGAAATCACTTGCACAGAGCCAACAAGCGGCACTGATGCAAATGCAATCAAGATTGGTGACTTAGGCGTGTTTGTTGACGGCATATCCGGCAAGCCAAACATGCGCTTCAGACATTTCATCGGTCACACTGTATCGCAACAGCCTGTGCAAATGTTTATTACGAATGACGCAGCTACCACAGCAGGCACTGTTACTATCAAAATCCGCACCATCAATGGCGTGGGCTTAGTATGGGCAGCGAATGCCAACCAAAATTTAAATTACCCAATCCAAGCTGGTATGAAAATCAAAATCATGCCATCCCACATTGCTGGTAACATCGATTCTGGAAATCAGTTCTACTTATCAATGCCAAGACTTCCGGACCAACCTCCTTATGCAACCTCTAGCGAGCAAGATAAAGAAAGCGGCGCAAGCTTGCGTCATTACTACGGTGCTGCATTCGGTGAAAACAACTTAAGTTATGTTCGTGATTTAATTTTTGGTGCAGGCTTATTACCTGACAACTCTATGCGCTGGTTATGGCCATTAACGCCTTAATACACGTTAGAGAGTGAATGATGCGCCCTAATATAGTTTAGGGCCTTAAAGTATATTAAGGAGATTTAGTATGAGTTCTTTAACAAGCTATAAACCCATTGCTTATAATCAATTAGATTATGTAAATGGATTGCAATTATCTTTCAGCGCAACGAATCCTGATGAAGTCGTCAGCTGTGCAGCTGGTTCAACCATGGATTCTACTGGCACGTTTCAAATCGTGGTATCTAGCGCATTATCAGCAAGCAACGTAACCGCTGGCGCAGGCGGATTAGATACTGGAACTGTTGCGGCTAGCACGCAGTATTTCATCCACTTGATTCAAGGGCTTTTAAAGCCATCGAACCAAGCGTTGATGTACTCACTAAGCGCAACCGCGCCGTTAATGCCGGTAGGCTACGAGCTGTTCAGATGCTTAGGCGTTGTTAGAACTGCTTCAGACAGCGATAACTTACCAGGCTACTGGTCAGGCAATGGGAGCTACAGAACGTTTATGTTTGATGCGCCCTTGGCTACGACCATTACTGCTGGCGCAGCTACGACAGCTGCAGAAGTTCCGCTTAGTGGATTAGTTCCTGCAATCTATCTAAATATGCCTGTTTATATGTACGTAGTAGCAACCGGCGATGCCGCTTCTCGCACATTGTCTGTTAGGCCTTATAGCGGCACAGGATATCCAATCGTTGTTACTACACAAGTAACCTCTGTTGCTATCACGCCGACCTTCAAAATTCAGTCGCGTCTAAACTCTACGACTCCATCACTGCAGTATGTGTGGAACGCAGGCACAAACACGGCTGCATTCAGCGTTGCTGGGTACGACTATTATATCTAAGCCTCAAGCTTATAAGCTAAAAACTTATAAGCGGCAAAGCTTCGATGTAGGGGAGAAGTAATTGTAGTCTAGCTTCTTGAGGTGAAATCTTAAGAAGCTACATTGCATATAAATTAGGGCACTGACAATGGCATATACCGCTCGTGAATTAATTATAAGAGCTTTCTACTTATCTCGGATACGCTCTAGAGATATGCAGAATGTGCTAGGCTCTGATATCGCTGAAGGATTGTCCCTGCTTAATTCTATCCTGAGCTTTCAGGGTAGTGATTTAAAGTTAATACCGTATTATGGAGCATATAGCTTCTCAACAATTACAAATACAGAAGAATACTTTATCCCGAATTTACTAGGTGTTGAAACCCTGACATATAACTTCCAGTCTGTGCGATGGAGTATGCAGCAATTATCGCGCGTGCAATACCTCGCTTATCCAAGAGCGAATAATATTCAGAATTTACCTTTTATCTACCATGTCGAGCGTGAACTCGGCGGTTCAAGAATATTTATGTATTTCTTACCCAACCAAGTCTATGACATGAAGCTGTGGGGAAAATTTGGATTAGTCGAAGTTGCGTTAAATGAAAATTTAGCGGCCGTTTATGATGCGTTTTATATAGAATACTTAAGAAATAAATTAGCCCAGTATTTGTGTCTAGAATGGGGGAAAGATGTTCCTCAAGACGTTAAAGATAATTTGGTGGAGCTTACTAATCGTGTATCTTACGTATCTCCGCCGGACGTAACGCAACAGCTTGTGCAGCTTGGCGGGGGAAGCAATAGCTTGAATTATGGCATCGTAAACCTGTCGAACGGGTATCTCCCTATAGGAAATTAAACGTTTAACAATCCACAATAAGCAACACGCAGCTAGCAAGAAAATAAGGTTAAACAATATATAATGGCAGCAAAACAACAGGTCATAGATTTAGATATCGTAGGCGGCACGAATTTCGGCCGCTACGAGAAGCAGTCTATTGAGCAGACGTTTAACATGATTGTTTCCGGCGAAGCCTTAGTGCCATACGCGGGATATAAAAAAAGAGCTATATTGTCTGCGGCAGCAAATGCCAACGGCCGTGGGATCTATAAAAGCTCTAGAGCAAATATTATGCTGGCAGTTGTGGGTGGCGTTCTTGTAAAAATACTACCGTCGCTAACGACTGAAATCGTAGGGGTTTTATCTTCCACCGCTGGCACTGTTTATATGACAGAAAATAATAATAACGAAATCCTGATATCAGACAGCCTTAACTTATATATTTATGATTACACTGGAACCGGCGTATTTAGCATCTCTAATTCAACGCCTGGCTTTACTATTAACTTCACGCCTGGTGCTGTGGATTTCCAAAACGGCAGATTCTTATGTGCTGCATCAGGCACTGCAACGTGGAGATTGTCAGCATTTAATGATGGCTTTACATGGCCGACCGCCGCCGCAAATGTTGGCTCGCTGTCAACAAAAGCAGATGAAGTCATTATGGCGAAACGGTTTCCAGGAAACGGAAACCTATTGTTTTTATTTGGTAAAACGGTTTGCGAGCAATGGACTGACATCGGAGGCTCTGATTTCCCATACCAAAGAAGCTCGAATTTTAACGTGGATTTCGGTGTTGCGAATGCTGCAACAATTGCAAGCCTTGATAATTTTGTTGTATGGCTTGGTGTAAATGAAAAATCCGGACCAACCATCATGTATTCCAATGGTGGCGAAGCTAAAAAGATATCGAATGAGGGCTTAGACTTTAAGTTCTCAAGATTGGTAAATCCCTCTGATTCATACGCATTTTTATTTAAGCAAGATGGGCATACTATTTATCAAATAACGTTCTTGTCGGACAACTTAAGCTACATTTATGATTTTACATCTAATTTATTTTTTACAGTTTCAGATGCGTCACTCGGCAATCATATTGCGCGAGATGTTGTTTTCTTTAATAACAAATATTATTTCGTAGCGTTTACGGACGGAAGCTTATACGAATTTGGAACCAATTTCACAACGTTCGATTATGGTGACCGAATTGATGAAATTCCAAGAATGCGCATAACCGCGCCCAAACGGATGAAAGGACAGGATCCATTTGTCCTTAACGAAATATCCTTTATGCTTGAGCAAGGACAGCGTAATATTATTCAAGATTTCGGCTCAGATGCATTAACTGCTTTGATTACCGAAGACGGAACCGTTATTACTGATGAACTTGGAAATGTAATAACCACAGAGGCAGAGCTGCACTTTGAGCCAACGAATTACATTGTGTCCAACATGGGTGTGGACTTTTCAATCTCTATTGATGGTGGTTACACATTTATCGGGAACAGGCGTATGCCGCTTAACCCGACAGGGTATCGTCAAAACGTAATGAAGGCAGATGGGGGCTGGGGACGCATGAATGACTTGAGCGTGCAGGTAAGATTTTGGGGATTAGATAGATTTGTAGTTTTTAATGGCGCGTTGGTGATTGAATCATGAATATACCTAACTTGCCATTTGGGGCAATGACCGACAAAGAAGGAATGCCGAATAGCTCTGAGCTGACATTCCGTCAAAACCTGGTGACGGAATTACAGAAGAATGTTGGCAAGTTCTATTTCGCATTCCCGCAGGTAACCGCTGCTGATATTACAATGCTGGAAGCGGCTACAGTGCCGAATCCTGTTGGCGGCGTCCTTTACACAACGCCTTTTGGTGCAGGCGTTTACAATACAACGGCAAATTCAATTATGTTTTCGGTTGATAACGGCAGTGGCCAGCCCTTATTTAAAACAGTTACGTTAGTGTGAGGTAGTTATGGGATTTTTAGCGTCTTTAGCGGCTCCGTTAATCGGTGGAATTGCCGGTGAATTATTCAGAGAAGAGCCTGGGCAAGCGGCAACTCCTTATCTAGAGCAAGCGCGCCAAGAGGTGAAGGACTATTCGCAGCCATACATCAACCAAGGAATGACCGCGCAAAGCTCGCTTAACGATATATTTAAGAAGCTTCTTGAAAACCCTGACTTAATCATGAAGATGTTATCAGGCGGCTACCAGGAATCGCCAGGATATCAATTTAACAAAAACCAAGGCTTACAAGCCATTGGCGCAGCTAATGCTGCGGGCGGCATGCTTGGCACGCCAGCGCACGAGCGCCAATCAGCGGACGTGGCATCCGGCTTTGCGTCCAGAGATTTCGGCGACTACATGCAGCGTATGCTGGGGCTCTTTGGCACCGGCGTACAGGGCACTGAAAATGTAGCTAACCGTGGGTTTAACGCATCTCAGGGCGCGGCTGAAAACTTGGCGTCGCTATCCGGCGCGCAAGGAAGCTATGCCGCAAGAGACGCGGGAGCAAACAATGCTGCGCGGTCGAATATCTTTGGCAGTGCGTCGAACTTATTGCCGTTTATGTTTAATCAAGGAAGCTCTTATGGCGGAAGCAGTGGCTCAGGAAGTAATATAAACAGTTTCATCCCAAGCTTTAACTAATAGGTGCATTATGGCTATTAACATAGATATCCCAGGGCAAGAGACGTTTAATCAAGGCGTCGCGGATCCACAAAGAGTATTCGCGGAAGGCCTGATGAACTTCATCAAAATGCATGAAGCGCAGAATGCACCGCAGCGTTACAAGTCTGAAGCGGATTTAATGATGCAACAGGCGTTGGGCAAGCAACTGGAAAACCAATACGCAGGCCAAACGATTCCGGCTGATATAGCTTACAAACAAGCAATGACAAACAATCTCGTAAATAAAATAACAAGACAGCCTGACTTAAAAGGCGTTGCTGCTGAGTTTGATGGCATACAGCGATTAAGAAAACAGTTCGGAGATAAAAGCCCTGAATATCAAGTTGCGCTAGCGTCTTTTTTGAATAAACACAAGGTGGGAATGCAAGGAACATGGGGCCTGCCGACCAGTGATTTAGCGACGGGGATCCCAAACACTCAAGGCAATCTTGCGCCCGGCATGAATGCAGGCGCGCCAATGGTGAATCAGGATCCTGAAACAGGCGCGCTAGTAGGTCCTCTAGGCAGCAAGGTGGGGAATGTTGGCGCAGCGTTGATTAACGGCGCATTAGTGACAAAGCCTACGACACCAACGCTTACTAAAAACCAAGCGCAAGCGCGCGCGAATATCGGCCGTGAACTAACCGCTGAGCAAGTACGACAGCCGTATACAGGACTAGGCTCATCTGCGGAAATGGCACAAGATTATCTGGCTTATAGAACCGCACCAAACAAACAGGCTAAAAAAGCATTAGGGCAAAAACTAGTAGACGCTGCGGTT